TCAGCGTTGAAGCGGCGCCTTCTGACGGACACCGAGAGCGGAAGACTGGCCTACAAGCCCAGAAGCACCCGCCGCGACATCCGCAAGGGCTGACCTCTGCTGGGCAGTCATCTTAGCGATGATGGCCTGCGATTCTGGAGCCTGTGGGTTGGCGATAACGCCAGCCAGCTTGGCCTTGATTGTGTCGTTGGTGCCGAACAGCTTGTACAGCGTGTCGAGAGGCCGCAGGACGGTCCCAAGAAGCCCGCTGTCGGCAAGGCCAGGCAACCCCAGCCCGTTAGCTGCCTCACCCAATAGATTCTGACTGGCGAGGTTCTGGACGGTATTGGAGCCTGCTGACTTGCCCACCGAGTCTGCTACAGCCTGACGGCTAAGGTCGTCGCCAATGGTGCCGAGTAGTCCCTACTGCTGCGGAGAGAGAATCTTAGCTGCCTGCGCACCCTTCTGGCCGGTAACCTTCTGTGCAATCTGGTCAAGTTGTGAGAGTGAATTGTTGAACGTCGTTGGTGCGGCAACTTGATTTCCAAAGGCATCCTTATTGCCCTTCTCGACCTTGGCGAGTAGCCCCTGAAGGATCTGCTACTGGTTGATGGGTCCGCTAGCCGCTTTATAGGCATCCTTGGCAGCGATGTAGTCCGGGGCAATCTTGCCAATCTCACCAATGAGGTCGTTCTGAGTTTTTTGCACAGACGCCTTCGACACATTCTCAAACCCCGGCTTACCTGCCGAGTTAGCGATATTGTCTAGAGCCATTTTTACGTAATGGAGCCCCTGCGTAGAGCTAAGCGCGTCGCCGATATCCTGATCGTTTTCTGCGGCAAGGCCCTTCGCCATATCCACCGCCTTTTGCATGGATGGGCGTTCGGCCAGCTTCAAAAGATCCGGACTAGGCTGGATGGGAGCATCCGTCACTGCCTGCGAGTAAAGCTGGTTCGCCGTTTGGGCGCGTGCCGCCTTAGCCGCTGCGACATCTGCTGGCGTACCCGCAGCGGCATCCAGAAGTCCGATGCGTGCCTGGTTGTTGCCAAGCCTCTGTTCGACGAACTGGTTCGCAATAGCGGGGTCGCTATCGGAGACGGCACGACGAAGCTGTGCAATTCCGGGGTTGCCCGTTTGCTCGGCGAGGTCCGCATTAACCCCCGGAACGGCACTAGGCGTCGCCCGCTTGGCAGCGTCACCACCGAAGCGACTCAGGGTATTGGCTACGATCTGATCCTGTCCACCATCGAAGAATGGGGCCAGCAATCCCTTGCCGGCACGATAGGCAGCACCAACCACGTTAGACGCCGTCTGGCCCAGAAGGCCAGCTCCCGCACCGATGCCCGTATTCAGGGCGCGACTACCTTCACCCTACCCCGTCGCAAGCGGCTGTACGGCACCCATGACTGCGCCTGTGGCCGCTGCGCCGCCGTAGCCTGCCGGTACTACGCTACCAGCCACACCGGCGCCTTTGAGCAGCGTACCGCCGAGTAGGCCGAGGCCGACGTTTCCAGCTATGGCTCCGGCTAGACCAGCCTTGGTATGCATAAGGGGCGCATCTGTGGCGTTCGTATCCGCCTGGTCTGCCTTTAGGCTGTCGTATGCGCTAGAGAATGGCTTTGGAGCCCAGTCAGGAGCGAGGCTGTGTCGCTCCAAAAAGGCAGGTATAGCGATTGCGGCCTATTTTGCGCCACGAATTGTATCAAGGGTTGTTTTCCCAGCCGCTGCTCCGAAGTTCTGAAGGTCTGTCCCAAGTCCGTTAGCTGCCGGTGCTCCGTTATCCGGTGCATTCGCATCGATCAGATGATAGAGGCCAGCCTTTTTGTAAAACTCCGTGGGATCTGCGTCTGGGTAGTATTTCTGGCGGATGGCGGACGCCAGCTTACCATCCGGAACATCGGCATATTGTGGGTACTGCTGTCGAATGTCATCGAGTATCGTCACAGGCCAAGTCCAAGCGGGTCTTTCTGATTGAGGTTGATAGTGCCTCCGCTAACTGCCGGAACAGACGGTGATGCGCCATCACCACCTGAGAACTTGTCAAACAGCTTTTTGGCCCTCGGGTCGATGACCTGAATACTCTTGGAGCCGTAGCCTAGGGCCTGGTCAGCCTGATCCTGTAGAGCCTGTAGACGGCCTAGGACAAGCTTCGCAGCCTCCTGGTGTGCAGCCTTGAGTGCATCATCGCCATTACTGTCGGCGAATATTTGGCGATTGTGTTCACGGTCACCTAATGCGCTATTGCCACCTGCGAAAGTCTTTGCTAGTTCATCACTTACCGCACTGGAAGCTACATCGAACTTAGATAGCTTGGCTTGTCGATCACCACCAATCTTTTGCGCATACACATTCATCGGTCCGTTAACCAGCGAAGAATTAGTGTTTCCTAACTGGTCAATGGTTGTGCCGAACTCGTCAAGATGGTGAGCAAGCGTGTTCAATGACTTGATCTGCTCGCCTATCTTGCCAGAGGTAAAGTTCTGGCGAGCAGCGGCACGTGCCTTGTAGGTTCCGGCGTCAAGCGTCGGGTCTACCTGCTGGGCCACAGAAATAAGTCGCTGCCAATTAGGGTCCATGGCCTGCTTACCGGTGGGGACTGGATAGCGACCGTCAACGATGGCCTGAACACTGGCCTTGTCGGCAGGAGACAGGGAGTCCATTGTGGGAACGGCGCTCGTGTCTGCACCACCAATGCCAAGCGCACGCTTCACATCGTCATCCGTGCCGCCGTACTGCTTGATTAGGGCAACTTTCTGGGCGAAGGCGGACGCAGCCGACTGCTGAGGTGCAAATCGTCCTGCTGTAGCGATGGTCTTGTACGTCCCGTCCGGCTGCAATTCCTGGGTGACCTTGTTGTTACCCACATCGAGTTCACGAGTCGGGGCAATGCTGAGGTCACGCTGACCCTTCTGGATAGCCAATTGCTGGGCTTGGGTCTGAAGCTCGTTCTTATGGAGTTCAAGAGCGGCCTCCGGGTCAATCCCCGCAAGCTCCTGTGCATAGCCAGCCTGGTCGAACACAGGCTTTCCATCAGGTCCCTGTGTGACGTGCTTCAGGGCCAAATCCTGAATCTGCTGGCGACGCTGCATCTGTTGCTGCTGATCCTGCATCTACGCTTGCTGGAACTGCATCTGCTGCTGCTTGAAGCGGTCCTGCACAAGCTGCTGTCCGCCCTACTGGGCTGACTGGATGCCGCCGAGTAGGCCGCCCGAGATCGCCTGAAATGGACTGACGCCCGGCTGAGAGTTTGCCGATAGGATGGAAAGACCAGCATTGAGAAGGCCCCCATTCGCCAGTGAACTCTTGTCGCTGTCGCTAAGTCCGGGCTGATTGCCAGTGAAAATATCCTGCCATGCCATTATCGCATGCTCCCGAGAAGGCCGAGTCGAGTGTTACCGCCGATGTAACCCGATGCCCCTTGCTGGACCTGACCAAGCTGCACGGCACGAGCACGAGCCTGAAGCGGCGACTGGGTTGGCATCGTTCCCTGCGTCGGCTGAGTCGGTCCCATGCTTAGTGGGCTCGATGCCTGCGGTTGCTGACCCGGATATTGAGCCTTTTGAAGTGCCCACTGGCCGATCTTGGAGAAATCGAGTCCCTGCGTAGCGGCAGATTGTGCCTAGCCACCACCGAGTACCTGGCTGTAGTCAGTGGTTGGCTGAAACTGCTGGTACTGTTGCATCGGTGCTGCGGCCTGAGCGTTGGCGTTAGGTCCAGCCAGGCCAGAAAGAAAGTCGAAGGTTCCCATATGTCCGCCTTAGAGGTAGTAACCAGCCGCACCAACGATGCCGCCACCGATTGCGCCAATAGCCGTACCGATACCCGGGACTACGCTTCCGATTGCCGCGCCGGTGGCGGCACCTCCTAGTGCTGAAGTGGCGGCACCACCAACAGTACGGGGCTTATAGGCCGGGTTAGCTCCAGTCGTCGCCGATCCAGCAAAGTTTCCAGAAATCGAGTTAAGCGCGTTGCCGTAGTTCGCAAGCTGTTGCTGACCGTAACCGTAGTTCTTCTGATACCAGTCGTTGTAGTCCTGATTGATACCGCCCTGGTTGTAGTCCTGATAGACCTGTCCAAGGTTTGCTAGCTGGCCGTTGTACTGGGCCTGTAGGGCACTTGCGCCGTTTAGGGCATTGGATGCGCCAAGGATGTTCTGGCTGTTGTTCTGCGATGCCGCTAGCTGGTTCTGGAAGCCCTGCTGCCAGCGATCCGCCTGGTTGTTGTAATCGGTATAGCGCAGGTTGTCCGTGTTCGTTGCAAGGCTCTGTGCGAGCTGCTGCTGGCTGGCCGTAGACGCCTGCTGCATGGCAGACCCACCGAACGCACCGCCCTGTGCGAACTGGGTCGGAAGCTGTACGCCCGCACCCTGAAGGTACGAGTTGGTGATATCCCGGTTGGAGTCACCGACGACCTTGTCAAGGTACTGGTTCGGACCAGCATACGGGCTAGCCTGAGCGGCGACATTCTGACTTCCGCCGACAATATTGTTGAGCGCCGCCTATTGACCGCCATTTCCCAGCGCACCCCAGTAGGAGTTGACGGTGGCAAGTTGCTGCTGATCTGAAGGTGCTGCGTTTAGCTGACCCTGGTAGGACTGGTAAGGAAGTGCGTTCTATGCCTATGTCTGGTTGATGAACTACGTATAGTCCTGGGTCAACCAGGCCGGAAGTTCCGTCTTGGTCGTGGTGGTGGTGTTCTTCGGGGTGCTGCTTCCGCCGCCCATATCAGTTGACCTCGTACCAAGAATGAAGTTTCGTGGCGTAGCGCTCGGGCCAGCCTTCCTGCGGAGTTGCGAATACCAGTCGCTCGAAGCCGGCTGCTTGCTGGACAGCTTTTGAAATCTCGATGCCGTAATGCCCCGTAGTCGGCTCTGTCGTATAGCCGAGCCACAGGTTCAGGGCGGGCATTTTTTCGTATGGGAACATGTGCGGAACGACGATAGAGAAACCGGCATACTCGCCCGACACCTTGTTAACGATATAGGCGGCAGCATGTCCCGATACAAGCGCGTGATAGACATCCTCGGCAATGTAGGGCTCGTGGTTCGTCTCTATGATCTACCGAATGCCAGGCGAAATAATGGGCCATGCGGACCGGATATCGGCCACGTATGCATAGTTCATCATGCCGTCTGAGGTGGTGCCTGCGAGTTGAGGAAGCATTAGTTGCCTGTCAGTGTGCGTACGGGTAGCCAAGTGCCGGGAGTGCCGGCTACGGTGCAGCGCCATCCGTGAACGAGATATTTCGATCCTGCCGTGCCTAGCTCGGAAGGCGCCGAGTTCAGTACGAAGTCACCCACAGCATTCTGTCCCTGCGTTGGGATTGTCGGCTGGGCGTTGTAGACCGCTGCCGCCCTTCCCTCGGTGATCAAATTGACCTACGTGGCCGTTAGCCTATAGAGGTCTGACAGCCGAAGGACGAGCTACTGAAGGTCGCCAGGAAGCGTGGGATTCTGCTGAAGCTTCATTCGGGTGTCGTCGGCATGATTTCAGGCGTATATCCATTGATGACCACCGTACCCGTCCAGTCCATGCGTATGCGGTGCCAGCGAGCATCCCTGTGGAAGTCGAATCGTCCGTTAGTTTGGGGGATCGTTGAGTCCTGAACCGGTGCAACACCGAAGTCGTAGCGGTAGAAGTTAGTGCCTGTAGCGGCAGTCGGGCTGGTTCGATAGCGAGGCGTGACGCGTCTAAGAAGGGAGTAGTTCGTCTCGTCGCCTATATCACCGGTGACGATATAGGATGCACCCGGAACACCTGTCAGGCTGTAGAGCTTATGGTCCGTGCTGATAACCCCCGGAACCGTGTTGTCGGCGATCCAGAACGGCGAGTCATAGGCGATATTTGGCAGGTTGTCGTAGGTGCTATAGAGCGTTCCAAGACCATCGTATGTGACGTTCCCCGACGAGTACTGAATCACCGCCTCGATGGACCGGGCGAACTTCCCCCATTGGTTCGTGCGGATGTTGTAGACCACGCACAGATCACAGATGCCGGTAGATGCCGTGCTAGGGAAGTACCAATACACCAGATCTCGCGTAAGGTCTGCGCCGCCCTTGATATTCGACCGCTGCGACCCGTTTAGGTTGGTGAAGAACCACTCGCGGATCGGGGCACCGATGGACCTTGGGACCGTACCGTCGTAGACGAAGAAGTCATTCGGTCCGACGAAGAAATGGCTCGCGGCCACGACCACGACCGCCTCTTGACCGGAGCAGCCAATCTCGCCGGGAATCCTCTGCCACTGCCATATAACCGGTGGGCCCGCGAACTGGCCTCGGTACATGGATTTCTCCTTGTAAGCCACCACATCAGCGCCGAATTCACGAGCTGCGGTGATTGGGCCCGGAGCATCTACCAAGCGCCCATTGGCCGCCTGAGATCCGACTGTGGGTGTCCAGGCCGTCTAGTCGAACAGGTTTGAGCACCACCATCCGTCGGGCTGATCACCGTAGCTTCCCGTTTGGTCCGACCAGTTAAAGGCCATGACGAAGTTGGATGCTGAGCAGATGATGGCGGCAGCGGGTGCTGTTGGGATGTCGGCGAACACTCCCGAGGGGGCAGCCTACTGAATACGCTGCGCACGGTTGGTCGCCAGGACATTGCTTCCGAACATGGTGAATCGCCACGGAGAAAGCCCTGTATAGGCTCCAGCCACTCGTGTACGGTCCACCCACGCTCCGCCCGATATATCCCAAAGCTTTGCTGTCGTACCAGCTACGATGCGCTTAGTGCCGTCTAGCAACGTGCCAACGTAGGCACCCTTGCAGGCGCTATCCAGTGCGGCAAGGCCAGCGTCAACGAGGCTATTCCCCGCTGCGAATCCTTTGGTCGTCGGGATGATGTTATCGCAATCCACGATAACGCCCGGTGTCTGTGGATCGGTGTCCGGACCAAAGCCAATGAAGGGAGTGGCACTCACGGCGTCTGAATATCCATGCGCTGACGTGGAGACGGTGAGTAACGAACGTAGTCGTCCTGCTTCTGAAGACCCGCAAGTGCCGTCTGATAGCCAACGCCAAATAGCTGCGTGCGGGAGTCGTCACGCATGTATACCGATGCCTCCAAGAGCGTGGCGTATAGGTAGAGGCTCGGGTCGTCCTGAATGAGCCAGTTCTGGGTATTCGTCGTCGATAGCGAAGGTACGCCCGCGAAGTAAACCATGCGGTAGCTATAATCGTCGCTTCCTATGACGTTCAGGGTGTTATTGGTGATGTAGTACCCGGTAGGACATACACGGTTGTCGCCGTTAAGCGACTGCTAAGGTGGGACTGGATCAAGCTCACGCTCGTACCCACCGAAGCTGATGATGAATGCCTGCATCTGCCGAAAGTCGGAGGGCAGCGCTACCTATCCGCCCACGGTGGTTCCCGATAGGACGGTTTGCTGCGGAGCCGTACGAAGGTCTCGATTGATCCTCGTCTCGGCAAGCTGAATGAAGTCAGGGATGCGCGGTGCCAGGTCGGCACGAGCAAGCCAGTTTGTTACGGCAGCCTGCAAGGAGGCATAGTCGTTAATCACTTGTTGCCTACCCGGCCCTGGTACACGCGAAACGGAGCGTTCTGCGGGTCATTCAGAAAGTCGGCCTGAACCTGCGGATCGCGCATGAAGTCACGCCACAATACGCCCTTACGGTTGCACCAGTCTTCGCAGATCCACGCGTCCACATGGGCGAGAACCTTGATGTCCTCATCACCTGTCTAGCCGGCCTCACGCTGCTCACGGCAGGCGTCGGCGAGCTGCTTGATCTGGCTCGTCTGCACGATGGCATAGTCAACCATCGTCTTGTTATCGACTGCTACGAGTTGGCGTTCCATGTGTCTCTCCGTAAAGTGGGGAGAGGCCGAAGCCTCTCCCCGTTGCTAAGCTGACCGTATTAGTTACCGGTCGCCGTCAGATCACGCACCGCGGCCAGGGTCGATTCCTGGCGAACCACGAGCGTGACTTCCGTACGGATCTGCCAGTTCTTGGCATCACCGGTCGTCGCAAGCTGTTCGGATTCGAACGGACGGAGCTGACCTAGGGCCAGCTTGTCGAAGTCGACCAGGTAAGCCGTGTTGATGAGGCCCGCCGAGCCCGCACCCATGACGCGGTTCGGGACAACCTTGCTGACACCGAAGTCGTGACCATAGAACGTGAACGCGGTCTGGACGATGACGTCATTCGGGTTGAGCGACTTGGAGACACCGCCCTACATGGCGACCTCGTTGGTACGCTGGACAGCCGCACCGAAGGTGGAGAACTTCGCCTTGTGGGCCGGGCTGACCAAGAACACCGCCGCGTCGCCACCGTTGCTGTACGCACCGAGGATGACGGCCTTGGCCGAGGCTTCCACGAACGGACGCAGCGTACCCAGGGTCGGGGCCGTGTTCGTCTGCGGGTTGGGAGCCACGCCACCGACGCCGAAGTCGTTGTTGGTCGCTACGAAGCCGTACAGGCCACGCATCTGACCAGCGACACCGGAAGTTCCGGTCACCGAAGCACCGTTGCCGATGGCGGCAGCCTCGATATCGCGCTTGAGTTCGACCATTTTCTTGGTCTTCAGGCGGGCGATTTCCGAGCTACGACCGTACTTGCGAACCGCCTCAGCCGTATTAGACACCGAAAGCGTGTCCTGAATGATCTGGGTGCGGTTGTTGTACTGACCCGGCTGGGCCTACGCGGCGTAGGTCGCATCCGCACCTTCGATGGAGGCATTGGAGGCGTTCGGCGAGCGGTACGTGTCGGCAGTCCACTCGTCGAACACGTTCTCGACCTTGATACGGTCGATAGCCGAGGTCAGCGGGGAGTCCGAAGGACGGAAGTTGTAGATCTTGTCCTCGACGTCTTCCGCAACGCGGATGACACTCGGGGTGATAAGGGTATTTGCGGGCATTTCAGTTTCCTAAGAGGTTAGATGCCGCGCTCAAGGGCGAAACCGGCCAGCGCATCCAGGGAATTAGGATTGCGTCGGTAGTTGTCGGCTGCCTTCATAGCGCCAGCGGATTTCTCGGGCTTTCCAGCCGTGCCAGGTTTGACGGGTTTTGCCGGGATCGCCGGGGGTTTCGTCACTTCCGTGGCTTTGGCCTTCGCAGCCTGTGCTTTGTCCCAGAGAGCCGCCTTGCGGGCGACGATCAGGGCACGTGGGTCAATCAGTTCTTTAAGCTCGTCATGGGTGTAACCCGCGTCTACGAGCGCATTGGCGATATCCGTCGATTCCGCCTTACGCTTGCCGGGGTCTTTCCATTCGGGGAGGCGATCCAGCAACGTTTCCTCCGCCAGTCGAAGCGATTCGGCGCGGGCTTTCGCCTGCTCGTTGATCGCGTACTCCTGCGTGGCCTGTCGGTGGGCCTCAATCTGCCCAAGAAGGGCCTGTCGCTGTGCCATCTGCTCTTTGACACGCAGATAGCCGTGCGGGTCCGTCTCAAGCAATCCTGCAAGCTTCGCCTGATCACCAACGTACTCCTGATAAAGCGCTGCCCCGAGCACATTTAGCGAGTTGACTCGACTTTCGAGTTCCTGCTTGACCTGTGCCCGCTCAGCCTGCGCCGCTCGGGTTAGTTCCGCTGCCTCTTGCGTCTTGCGTGTGTAGTCCTGCTGCCGCTGGTAGCCATTGATGGCCTCTTCGAGGGTGATTTCGTGCTCTTCACCCTGGATGCTCACCTTGACCTTCTTGGCCTTCCAGCTTTCGTCCTCGTTGGTCTTGTCGGTGTCCTTTGCTGAATCGTCTGTGGCCTCGTCAGCGGCTTTCTGCACTTCTTCCGTGTCTGCGTCCGTATCTTCGTGGCCCTCCTGGCTCTGATCGCCTTCTGCGCCCTCCTAGGCGGCCTCGTCCTTCTCGCTCTCGTCCATCATTCCAGCGATATCAAGCAGGCTGTGCTCCGTTTCCGGTTGGCCGCCCTCGTGTGTAAGCTCCGTTTCCGGTTGGCTCATGGGGTAAATCCTCAGTTACTTGGTGACGGTCTGCCCATCGCTCAGGCGGACCTTGAATGTGCCACGCACAACAGGTGCGGAGCCGTAGATGCCGATAAAATAGTCGGGTCCGTCGCAGGGGATAGACACGGCCGTCAGGGAGCGAGGCTTGTATCTGTCCTCAATCGCGTTCAGAAGCCCGTAGCACTCTTTCCAATTCGATGGGCTATCGTCGCCCTGGCAAGCTTCCCGCTCTCCATCACGGATGCCAGGTGCTGTTCCAGACGATCCAGAATCTTGCTCGACAACCACAACTTTTCGCGGCCTTCCGCGTCTCTTGCCGGTGAGTTGCGCCATTGGGTTTCAATCTCCGAGCGTACGGTGTCGAATGCCTCGCGATAGAGAGCATCCTCAAGGATGGCTTTCGCCTGGTGGCCTCGCTGGTCTTCTTTCTCAGGCGTCATTTTCGTGTGCCTCCTGATAGTCCGCATCAGCCGACGCCGTGCTGGCGTCCTTCGCGCCCATAGCTTTAGCTGCGAGGATCTTCGCCTCGGCGTTGATGCGAGCGACTTCGATGGCGGTCTGGTGAGCCAGTTGGGCCTTAGCCATCGCGAGCTGGTACTCAAGGCTGGCCTTCTCTCTTGCAAGGGTCATGTCGCTTTCTGACTGAAGCTGATTGCGCTGGGCCTCAAGCTGCGTCTCCTGCTGAGACTGCTGAGCCTGATACGCCTGCTTCATGCGCTCGACTTCCACATCGCCCTGCTGCTTCTGAGCCTGCAACTGGCCCTGCTGCTGCAACTCGGCCTGCTTGATCTGAGCGTTGGCCTGGATAGCGGCCATCTTGTGGGCATTCGGGTCAGGCGCTTGCGGAGGCGGCTGACTGGGATCGGGGGCTGTGAAGTACCGGCTGACGTCGGTCTTGCCGAGGGCTGCGGTGAGGTCTTCCAGCGTGTTATAGGCGTTCTGCGGGACAGTGAGACCGTATTGACCCGCCTGCTGCTGGATCTGCAAGAGCTGCATGGCCTGGGCCACCTGCACCTGCTTGGACTGCGTGCCGATGCCGACCGATACCACCATGTCGTAGTTGTTGGCCCACTCGCGGGGATCGACGGCGAGCCACTGGCCGTTTACCTTCACCTGTTCCTCGCGATCCTGATATTGCGTGACCATCTTCAGGATGAGGCGATACAGGCGCTTGATGCCGGTCTCGGCGAACACGCGGGCAAGAAGCTTCTGGCGGGTTGCGGCCTGGTCCATGAGCTGGCTAACGCCTTCGGAACCAATGTTCGACTTCGACAGCTCGTTACCCACTAGGCCCTGACTGAATTCCTTCACGCCAGTGCGTCCGTCGCGGACGTTCTTGAAGTACTCGATGCCCTGCATGGCCTGGGCGGCGATGGATGGCACCGTGACCTCGCGCATCATTCCGGACTGCTTGACCCGAATCGCACCGCCCGGAACCGGGTTGAGAAAGTCGTCTAGGTTGACCTGTCCTTCCACGATCTCGGTGCGCGGCGTGTTGGACAGGTAGAAGTTGTCCAGCATCTGGCGGTTGATCGCCGTCATGATCCGCTGGAGGTCTTCCACGAGGTCGTAGAACGACATACCGACCAGCTTGTAGGGCATCAGGATTGGGGTAAACAGGGCGAACGGGTGATCTTCTACAATCTCATTCTCGAAGACGACCATTCCTGCCTTGACGATGCGCCGGTACTCGGCAATCCCATCCTTGTCGAAGTCGACCAGCATGTACGCCTCGGTCAACGTCACCTTGCGCTGGCTCTTGTCGGCAGGATGGTCGTCGTAGCTGTTCACGCCATCGTAGTCGCCGCGTACGGACGCCTCAGAGGAGGAATTCGCACGTTTGTCCTCGTACATGGACTCAACCTTTTCCTCGTCGTAGCCCATGCTCAACAGGTCGGACTTGGTGCGCTCCACGTCGTGGCCGATATAACGGACCTTCTCGATGTCCCGCGAGTCCTTGGAAATGGTGATTTCCTCGGGAGGCACACCACAGACGACGAACTTGTCCTTGCGCTGCTTGACACGAACCGTGACGTCATAGGTAGGCGGAGCGGGCTGAAACTGACCCGGTGCCACCTCTACGGGCTGAGCGTCCGCCTATGGGGCGCTGGCTGCGACTGAGACGACCTCCATCGAGTCATCGCCCTTGATCGCCTCAAGGTCCATGTCCGACTGGTTGGTCAGCTTCTACTCGCGGACATCCCACGAGCGATCACAGTAAGCCTTGACGACGCCCATACGGGTAATCAGAGACGACTTGATGGCGTCGTGCAGGATGGTGAACCCAGGGTTCTTGCGATGCAGGACGTAGCCGCAATACCGCGTGGCGTCCTTGCAGTTCTTTTCCTCGGACGGACCTGAAGGCTCAAAGGCCACGACATCGTCTGTGGAGGCGAACATTTCCATGAGACCAGGCATCGTCCACTCGACGACGTCCATTAGCTCCTTGGAAACGACACGACTGCGACCCTCTACCTCGGGCGGGGCAAGCTCACCTACGGCCTCGCCCTGGTAGTAGGACATCGCACGCTCGCGGTCCGTCTACATCTTGTCATTGAAGCCGATGCCGTTCGTGCGCTCACGGTCGATCAGGGCGCACAGCTCACCATCCGACATCGAGCCGCCAGTGGCTTCGTCGTCCGTGTCACCCAGGATTTCGTCGTACGGGTCAGTTTTCAAGCGGTGCCCATTTTCTTGTAGGTGAGTTTCGTCTTGTCCCAGCTATCGTTAGAAAGCTGCGGGGCGACAACATGCATGTATCGGAAGGCGTCGGCACCGTGGCTGTACTGGTCGTGCAACGGAGCGCCAGGCTCGCCCGTCGATAGCGGCAGGGAGCGCCTGTAACGCTTCAGGCACTCGACCAGCGGGCCAGTCTTCGCCTTGTCGAAGTAAACCTGTGCAAACTGCCTGCGAGCGAGACGGATGCCTTCCTCGACGCCCAGCTTCGGGACAATGATCACGTCCCAACCAAGCTCCTGCATGATCTCCTGCGAGGACTTTCCGGTCTTGAAGTCCCGGTTCTCGCCATCGTGGGGGAGGCATACCTTGCCCCAGTTGTACGGACGGGTTTTGAGTTCCGTCGAGTACCAGTCCAGAGTCTTGTGGTTACCCTCGATGTACTCGATAGCCCTAAGCTGGCTTAGATGCTTCTACACGAGAATAAGCGTCATCTGGTCGTTCCAGCCAAGGTCGAATACCACATGGACCTTCAGGGCTGGATCGTAGGGAACTTCGCAGATGCGGCTAGGTGCAGCTTCCCTGGCGCTTGCTATCTCGTCAGCGTAGATCGCACCGGAGACGGCAGGCAGGCAGATGCCTTCCCATGTGTGGTCGTACTCTGCCTTGGTCAGCATTTCCTTGTCGCGAAGCCGCTCGGCCTCAAGGATGCCGTTGAACCACGGATTGTCTGAGTAGTTCATCTTCACGACAAACGAGTCTTCGGGAGCATTCTCCACGAAGCGTACGAAGGTCGGGTCAGTGTCCAACTCCGGGTTGAACGTAATCCAGACTTCGGAGCCGTCCTTGCGGATGGTCGGTATCAGGATCTTCCAACTCCGCTCCGTGATGGCCTGCGCTTCCTCGCACCAGACGATGTCAACGCCCTCGTAGGACTTCACGGACTCGGCGGTCTATTCGCTCAGTCCGGCAAAGGTGATCTCCGTGCCGTTGATGCCCTTGATGACCGTTGCCTGGACCTCGTAGAACGCACCCAGACCCATTGAGGCTATCTGGTCGCCCAGGAGCTTGTGTACCGAGTCCTTGATGGACTTCTGGATCTCTCGGGTACAGAGGATACGCAATGGCCTCTGAGCGCCCTGCAGGAGCAGCGCGCGGGCGTAACCCCAAGACTTGCCGGAGCCTCGCCCGCCGTATGCCACCTTGTAGCGTGCTGGCTTGAAAAGTCCCTCTAGCTTGTCAGGGAACTCGATCATGCTCAGCCTTGACGAACGAGATAGTCAGCCCCGCCACCAGCGGATTATCCGGGTCGCCTGATACCTGAGTGGGAAGAACCTTCCCGAGAAGCGTCATAAAGGCGCTAGGCGACGACTCAGCCTGCTTCACCAGATAGTCGACGCCACCCTTCTTGTCCAACGCCTCAAGGATCATTTCCTTGAGCGTCGCGGTCGTCTTGTTCGGGACACCCTTCTGGCGTCCACCAGTTTTGGGTGCACCTTTACCAGCCACGTCTGTTCACCTCTAGTTTAGACTTCCGAACCAACTGACTTAGACATTGGGTTCAATCGTCGGCCACCAATCCTCTGTGACCTATTCGCCAGTGTCGGCGTTGATGTAAATGGCGGCGGCTGTTGGATTCGAACCAACGTTGGCAGCGGTTAAGCTGCTGGATGGTTTAGAGCCATCCCCCTTCGGCCCCTCGGGCAAACCGCTCTTGAAAATGCGCTCCCAGTTATCTGAGAACGTCTGTTCGTCCACGCTCAGAGGACGACGGTCATCGCCCTTTCCGCTCATGCAGTCGCGAAGTTGGCGTTGAGGTAATACGCCAGCGCAGCCCAGGTTTCGAAGGCCACGGATTCGCTAGCAGCGCTTGCCGGCGACTGGACGATGGCGTAACCGTTAAACGTCTTCACGATGGTGATGGCTGATCCTGCCAGCCAGGTAGGAATGCCGGTCATCAGCTACGCACCTTGGCGATTTCCTGGCGAAGCCAGTCCACGAGGTTGTGGGCAGAGGCGCCCAGTTCCTCTACGGCCTTCTCGACGCGCTGGAAGAAGGATTCGTCGGCGACACTGGCCGAGGCGTCCGGAACTTGGGCAAAGACGGGATCAGGCGCCACGATGGGTGTGGGCTCGGGGGCAACTTCAGCAGCCACTACAGACTCGGTTACTTCAGGCTGTACGGTTTCGTCGGTCATTTGGATTCCTCGGGTTTGTATTTGACCCAGCCGCAGATAACCTTTCCGGTCTCGTCGTGGGTCAGGATTTGCTTGGCTGTGCCGTCCGTCAGCACATCGTCTTTTGACACGTAGATGGGCTTGGCCCAGTCGCATCCGTCAGTCTGGACGGGACCAGTCGCGCAGCAACTCAGCACTGGCAGAGTCAGAAGGAGCAGTAGCGACAGGAACCGTTGGTGCATCTGGAAGCGCATTGACCTGACCCTCTACGGTGCTTCTAACCTTCTTGTGCTTCTTGATGACCTTCTCGACCTTCTGAGCCTGCGCCTGTCGCTCGCTGGTGGCTCCGTGGTAGTCAGCCCATAGCAGACTGGCTCCCCACAGAAGAACGATGCCTAGGGCTATGTAGACGTATCTCACGAGGTCTCCTTAGTCATCACCAGATCCGAAGTAGGCACGACCTACAACGATGACCACCGACAGCACCAGCCCAAACGCAATAAGGTCAATGAATGGCATAGCCGACATCCCGATATTGCTCAGCCGTGAAGACGATGGGGATAGACCCCATAAGCTTGAACTGGGTGTCCTGGTAGTTAATGACGATGGCGTAACTCGTCACTGCCACTACCTGACCATCCTCGCCGAAAACCCCCGATCCACTGTCCCCATAGAACCCGTTGACATCGTAGATCGTCGTCACCTTGCCTTCCTTCTCGTCGTGCCCGGCCACATGGCCTTCGCGGTACATGAAGTTCAGGAAGGCTGGCTGACCCCAAAGAAACACTACGTCGCCAGGTTTGGCCTCCTTGCCGATATGGGACCACGAGGTGAACGTGGTATCCACGACCAGCATCGTGTGGTCGTTGCCGTCGTCGATCTGCTTCTAGACCTTCGCGGCCCTGTCGTTTACCTTCAGGGACTTCATGCCAACGAAGCAATGAGTCGCTGAGAGAATAAGGTGTGGGCCAATGGCCGTACCGCTACACACCCCATTTCCGTCCATTTCCAGCCGCAAGGCCGTAGCCCTGGTTCGACTCAGCAAATCTTCTCGCGGAGAATGCGTTGCGCACCCTACCGCAGCCAAGACAAGGACGAGGTAGAACGCGATTCGCAATTTCATTTACTGCCTCAAACCGGAGGTGTCCGGCGGCTTCTTTGCTACGGCTGACTCTGCGACATCTGCGGAGCAGTACAGCCCGAGTACCCAGGTGACCGTGCTCGACCACTGGGCGGAATCAATGAGGTGGAAGATCAGCAGGCCAGTTGCGGTAATGAACGCAGCGCAGGCCAGCTAGAACTTGGATTGAAGGAAGCCGCTCATGGCTTGAGACACAACTGGGTTTCGGCCTCTCGGCGTCGGGTGAGTCCGTTTACCACCTAGCCACCTGCCCTATTCCACCTGCGTAACTGGGTACACCACACACTGGGCGGGTAGCCCTCATTGGCAAGACGCTGCAAGGTTGAGGCACATGCGACATCGGGGCCGAGATTGAACACCGCCGATGTCAGGGCCGCAGCCTAATTAACCGTCAGTGGAACCTAGATGCACTGGAGTACGTATCCCGCAGCTACCTACAAGTCCCTCTTGAACCACTTTTCGCACTGGTAGTTGTCGTAGTGCTTGCCCAGTACCACCTCCGGCCCCGTATGCCCCGTGCAGGCAGTCGTAACCCCTACAACGTCCGAGTAGCCCTCGTAGACCGTACCCTCCCATGGCTGGGTGAAGGCTGCGGCTGCGGCAACGACTGCCGCCAGAAATCCGCCAACGATCTTAGAGCTTGGGCGAAATGACACTCTTGCGCTCCAACAATGGTCGAACCCACTTACGCCACAGGAAATCCACGATCATCAGGGCTGAGTAGACGCAGGCGAGAATACTCGCCAAGGTGCCCCACTAGACGCCCACGAGGGTCGAACCTACATATCCCACGGTCGGCGCTACCTTTGCTGCATCGACAAGATGTTCTTGAAGCATCATGGATGCCCTTTCTGTTAGTTAGACGGCGATGGTCCGCACTGGACCGCCCGTATACACGTCGAGTTTCGACGCAATCTTGACTGCCTGGGCAGCGGTGGAACCGGCCAGCATGGCACCCATGGCGAATTCCTCACCCGACCCAATAGCGTATGGTCCCTTGAACTTCATCGGGATCATCGAGGTTGAATCTAGCCTGTAACTAACCTTGGGGCCGACCAGAAGGCCATAAGCGGACGTGTCGTCGCTCGTATCGGCCTCTAGTGACTCCAGCGACCCCGTCTCGATCTGGCAGAGCATTTTCATGACCAGGGAGAGCTTCCCCGCTCCGCCAAATACCCACCCACTAAATGGTCCAGTTCCGACGCGATGGATCTTCACCACATCGAACCGCTTGAACGAGGCCGTACTCTGGCTGTCTGCCGCCACAACTCCATCTTTCACGGCTATGGTCGTAATGACAGCGATCCTCGGTAAAATTCTGTTGGCGAAAATGCAGATTTGTGAAATTTCGTGGATATCTATCATTTTTGATACTTTAAGTAGCTTAAGGTATCATTTTAGATAGATCGACTTGGGCCGGATTACGCCACGCGTGCCAGCGAAAACCTGCTCTCAGCATTCTTGTACTGGCGCTTGAGGTACGAGGCCAAGGAGCGGTTCTCATACTTACGGCAAAGGTAGTCGAGGGTCAGCGGCATTTCGCAGAACGTGCCGTCGCGAACCTCGTTCAGTACCACGATTCCTCGCCAGTGCGAATTAGCCATGCCTTTGTAGGGCTCGTCGTGGAGGTAGCAGCTACCAGCGACGATGCCGTGGCGCATCTGGCCTGTGGCGTACTGCACAGAGCCCTGCTGAAGACCCTGGACGTGGCCCTGCACGAATGTCGTGCCGATCTTGGCTAGCCGGTTGCTGATCGTTCCGCTGATCGGCTTGCCTGTATTCGGATTGGCGAAATAGTGGGCGTAGGTGACGCCATCGATCACTACCGCGCCGGGCGATCCATGGACGTAGTCGATGACCTCCCAACCTAATTTTCGGTCTACGAACTGATGCGAGCCAACGGCACCAGCCCACTTGGGGCTTGCTGAGATAGCTCGCTCAAGCCTCCATTCGTGATTCCCGCGAAGGATAACCTTGCGACCCTTGTAACCAGCCATGGCCTCGTGAAGACGAATCAGGGCCTCGTTACCTGCGTCGAGGTCGTCCTGATACCGAAGTCCCTCAAGGTCGAGCGATCCCGGCGAACTCCACGAGGACAGGCTTTCGAAGTCCCAATGGTCGCCGAGGTGGACAACCACATCAGGCTTGTAGTCCTGAATCGCTCGACCTACCCACTCAAGGTGGTCAGTCGGGGCGCCCGGCTTGATTTGGGTATCTGGAAGAATAAGGTGTCGACGGGGCTTCATCAGTCCTCCCGATCCGCCAAAGGCATGGAGTAACCAGCCACTGGCGTGTGGTCGTGCTCGGCCTTTAGTACCTCGTGAAGCATCCCCGACGCGTTGAACAGGACGGCGCAAAGGTTCTCGACCAAGCCGTCCGGCGTCTCTATACCCTTGCTCTCTTCCCACACGGCGAAGAAATGCCGCCAGAGGGACTTCATGTAGACATCGCGGGCAATGCCCAGGGTCCAGTTGTCCGAGGCCCTTAGAGAGCCATCTGGGAGCTTCCGGTGGGCGTGCATATAGTCGGCGTACTGGCGAAGAACGAGCGGGCTCAGAAATCCATCAAAGTCCAGCTTCCCAGCGTCCGTATCGCGAGTCGCACCTGTTGAGAACTGGCGAATCTCCGCCTCAGTACCGACCAATCGGCTACTGCCATCCTGATTGAAAGTCGCACGAATCATATGACCCCCGATAGGTCGGTTTTAGGGTGCCGGTGCCCTGTATCGGGCAGGGCGGGCTATACGCCTCGACCGGCATAAATGGCGGAAGGTTAAGGAGTTACCTTCCCGTACGAAGATAGTGTTCGCGACGCTTCTGTGGAGTCCAATGTCGAGATTTTGACGCCTTATCCCTTAGAACCCTCTGCTCATGGGTGAACTGCTTAGCTCTACCCTTTCCACCGGCGCTGTAGTTGCATGATTGATGGCTAAACGCGATGTTATTTAGATCGAAAAACAGATCCACCGCATTGCCTGAATCTATCCAGGGCCGGATATGCTCCACGCTGAAAGATTCTCTTGTAAGCTCACCACCACAGCGATAACACAGGTGCCCAGCCGACTTAATGAAAGCAAAAAGCAAGTCCGATCTGAGCCTGTTAGCCGCTGTGCTTACATTCATGCCCAACTGTAGCGAACGCTTATCCATGACTGCCCCCAAGGCGTCTACAGATGAAATGCGGAAGGTTAAGGAGTCGAACCCTTACGGTTTCCCGCAGCACGGTTTTCAAGACCGCTCGCCGGCCAACCCAGCGCAACCTTCCTAAGTGGTGCGGCACGACCGGGAACTCCCAATCCAGATGCCGGGTAAATTGGAGCGGGTCAGGAGAATCGAACTCCGCGTTCTTCAGCTTGGAAGGCTGCTGCGCGCCCTTTGCGCTTGTTAACCCGCATAGGTTTGCTGTCAGTCGTGGCCGTTAAGCCACTAGCGGGTGGTGTGAGGCCCGCATCAGATCCACAGCATGAGATCTACAGCAATGAAAGTTTTCAGGTGTTCGCCGGCCTGAGCACCGGAAGCATCTGACAGCAAACCTATACAGGTCACGGTTACCGTTATCCGTGTCGTCCCGCCAGACGAGGCCCTGCCCTTGCGGCAGTAATCCCGGCCTCTTTCTGGCTGTGCGGCGACTACCGTTCGATGAACGGGCCCGCAGAGGCTTAGCCGGGAATCTCAGGCGTTTAATCCGCCCTCGTGTGGATTTGACCATGCGAAAATTCGATGGTCACAGTCAGGGCGTTGATTGAAACTCGTCTACGATGTGTAGCTGAAAGCCTCCCCATCCCTCACTCAAGTTGTATTTCCCTGGGTCCTCGCTGGCCAATAGGGCCAGAAGAGCCTCCGGCTCGCCGTAATTGAATTCTGGATAGGGGTGGCTGTAGCCTGGTACTTTCTCACCTACGTAACTGCGCAGCATGTCCATGACAGCGTCCCGATTAGTTGTAGCCTTAACGTCCTCAGCGCCATACTCGTCATAGTTGCTTAGAATGTAGATCCGGCTCATGCGACAGCCCTCGTTGCTCGCAGTACGTGGTGGTACTGGTAGTGAAGCTCGACGGTGTAGTTCTTTAGGCCCTCTGACATCATCGTGGTCAGTTCGCCTCGGATCTTCAGGTAGGTGGCGTGGTGGATGCCAAGGCGGCGTTCAACCTCGCGGGCAAACTCAGCGTGGCGACCGAAGACGATGAACTCCAGGGCATCCACGCCGGCTTGCGAAACCCAATCGTTCCTACGCCCCCTAGGAGCCACTACAGCCTGTCCGTTAGTCTTCCGGGTACGAGTGTGCTGCCTAGCCATGCCGATAGCCCACGAGGCTAGCTGGCGGTCGTATACGGTGTCGCCACGAACCACTCGGCTGTAGAGTTGCCAGCCGGGGTAATGGGGATCAAACAACTTCGCCGTCCGGTTCGCCGCATCAATGCAAGCGTCCGAAAGTTCAGGCATCGCGAATGCCTCGTCCGTATCGCGGCCAATGATGTCGTGGGTGGTCATTTAGCCACCTTCGGTACGCTGACCTTTGGCAACGTGACCGGTTCGCCCCAGGTCTGGAAATACTTCGCTCCGATCTTTACAAAATCGACCTTATTCACCGGCTGACCACCCGATGCTGCATGGGCCTGCTCGCATGTGTGGAAGTATTTAGGCGGACCGGGGACTTTCTTTTTATATGCCGTGTTACCCAGGCTGAAGATTCCATCCCTTAGCTTCGGTGGTATATAGTCCGGGTTGTCGATTTCTGGGTAGGTCCTATAGAGACTAGTGAGTGATGCCTTTCCAACTACCTCGACGATCTTCTCAACCTCGACGATCTTATCAACGATTTTCTCAACCTCTACAACCCTCGTAAAAAAACTCACGCCGCCTCCTTCATCTTCGTGTAGTTGATGGCTTTCTGAATCGACGCCCACGCACATTCTGGGTCGATGCCTAAATGCCACAGGATGTTTCTCTTCTCGCCGCTTGGCAGTTCGATCATGCCGTGGATAGCCGTATCGCCAGCGGGGATATCCGCAGCATCGTATTGCCTGCCACTTAGGCCAATGCCGAAGTAGTCATAGACGGCCCGCGAGTAGATCGCCCACAGGAATTCGTGTTCCTTCGTCCGCCACTCGGATGACAGGTGCGGAGCTGGTCGCATCGTGACAACGCCGTGGTTCACATGCATATCCTGCTTCCGCTCGTGGGCCGGTGAGGTCGACGCGATGTGATACAGGTCAATCCGGAGTGTCTTGCATAGCTGGCGGCTGTTCATGAGACGTCGATTACCCTCTGGCTATATACACGGCGATTTCCGACCTTCTTGCTAGTCCATCCATGCACCTGAAGCGTCCACCCGGCCTCACGGCAAGCCTGCAATGCCGCAGCGTGGTCTTCGTCACTGATCTTCTTAACGCGGGCTGACACGCCGGTCGTCGTGGTCTGCACTGCGATGGTTCCGAGCGGACCAACTCCCAGGATGTCCCACATGCCGAACAGATCCACGCGGCGCTTAGTGAAACTGTTCCAAGTCTCGACAATCCAGCACACGTAACCCTGAGCGCGCAGTGAGGCGAGGCTAAGCTGCGTTGGCGATTGGCCTGCCATTAGTGCCTCGTCACGGTCGAAGAGGCCCAACCTTGGGCCCTTGCCCCAATCAGCCGGCTATAAGCCTGCCGAGAGTCTTCAAGCTGCACGTTGGTGCGGTGGAGTTCCAGTTCGTAGTCGATCCGGTCCTCTTGCTCGTTCTCGTAAAGCTCCCTGTAGTTCTCACACTTTTCTCGGTAGTACCTGACCTTGAAGTCCATGCGGATGTAGATACCTGCCGCGACGAGGGCGGCAATAACAATTAGCGTCACCATTTAAGTACCCTCTCGTTGGCAAGTAGAGCGATCGTTCTCAGAACGCCCTCGTAGAACCACCGCTTAACGTCTTCGGTGGCAAGGAAAGTTGTGCGACGGTCGCATTCGGCGTGGCAGTCGCTGCATCCGTATGCGCCCAAGATGTCCGGAGCCTTCTGCCCTGCCCCAGTGATCCCGGCGAGTCGTACGTGACAGAGAACGACCGTCTCAGGGTTGTGGTTGCAGATGGTCGGCAGGCGTATTAGGCATTCACGGCCACGAGCCTGTTTGCGAAGGTCAGTCATGGCCAACCTCCAGATAAACGCCACGCTTGGCAAAGTCGGCCTGTACCGCGTCGGCATAGGCGGACAGTTGTTTCTTGGTCATCAGGGACGTGACCGGCCAGAAGCGCATGACGGCAAGCTTGTCTTCGTAGCTCAGCGGCTTAATGGCCTGGTCATAGGCGGCACGGAAGTCCTCGTCCTCGGCACGCAGTATCGCCACGCCGTGATGTAGCTTGCAGTAGCATTTCCATGCGAGCGCGTCGTCTTCCCGAAGCTCTCGGGCCATCTGCCCGTACCATGCGTGCGAAAACGCGTTCTGCTGGCTGCTACGAGCCTTCCCGGGCTTCAAGACAAGGCGGAGAAACTTGCTCTCCGCCCATGCCTCGCGGACCTTGCCCAGCGCATCGCTAAGCGTCTCCGCCGAATTGATGGTCAAGGTCTGCATGACTTAGTGGGCCACCTCGTAGGTCACCGAATGAACCTTGGCGATCCGCTCACCCTTCTGCGGGTTAGCAAACTCACGAGCCCACTTACGGGTGTTTGCGAAGGTGATGACTGTGCCCTCATGGGCGTCGATTACTGCCCATCCCGGTACATCCTTGCCGACTGCATCCACGTATGTCCCGGTGCGGATATGGTTGCCGTGCTGATTCATTTGCGCCTCTTGTTCATCATGGTTGAGGTACGTTCAAACTGGTCGTGCATCTGAACTAATCGGTCGCCGTCCAGGCTTTGCGAGCTATCCGGCTTCTTCCCTATAGATCGTCCGTTTTCTTCTGCGTAGATCGGTTTCGGCTTGAACTCGGCGAACAAGACAAGGGCTTCTGCCATTGCAGTGAAGTTTTTCCGGTTCTCCGCCGCCTCGACTTCTCTGGCGGCCATTCGTTTCCGGATGAGGGCCTGTACGTCATCGGTTGTCATAAGCCATGTCCGTAAAGCGCATTGTCTCGGCCAGCCATGCGGCACGAACGACTCCGGTCGGGCCGTGGCGGTTCTTCTCGACGCTAAGAATTGCCTCTGCCTGATCCGCCGAGTCGTCATGTACGCCCGGGCGATACAGGGTGATGATCTGGTCCGCTTCCTTCTCTATCTCGGATGAATCGGAGATATCGCCCATGCCAGGCTGCTTGTCCTCTCGGGTATCGACGTGACGCCCAACCTGAGCCAAGGCGATGACAGGGATGTCCAGATCGCGGGCTAGGTTCTTGAGACCGCGCACCACTTCGCCCACCCGTTCATGCTTCGGTGTGCGCTTGTCGGCGTTACTGGCCTCGATGCGCTGAACGTAATCGACCAGAAGAATCTTGATGCCGTTCTGTTGCTTCCACTTCCGGGCCATGCGGGACACGTCGGCGATGGACGGGGCGCTCCGGTCGTAGATCAGACAGGTACGCTCGATCAGGCGCCCTACGGACAGGTCAAGCTTCCGAAGGTCGTCCGTGTCAAAGCTTCCGTTACGCATCCGCTCGGCGGGAACGTGGGAGTCGATGGACATCAGGCGGGCAGCCATCTGCTGCGCGGGCTGCTCAGCGGAAATGAGTCCGCACGGCACGCCAGCGGACAGGGCGAAGTTGAGCAGCAGGGCCGTCTTGCCCATCGCAGGGCGAGCACCGACGACCACAAGATCCGAGTCGTGCCAGCCACCCAGAACCTTGTCCAGGCGAGCGAGGCCAGTGGAGATTCCCGGCACCTTGCCGCCGAGCGCCTTCGCCCGTTCGGCCTCCTGATACGCGAGGGTCATCGCCTGCCGCAAAGTGAACTCTGCGCGTGCCTCGACCTTCTGCATCGACATCAGCCCTGCGATAGCCCCGTCAAGCAGCGCAGGAGCCTCGCTGTCGGACGTGTAGGCATCGGTTGATAGGGACGTAGCCAGATCAATCAAGGATCGCCGTACGGCCTTCTCACGGACGATCTGAGAATAGGCGGCTAGGTTGGCCGACGACGGGGTGTTGTTCGCCAGATCGTAGAGGTACGACGAGCCGCCCATCATTTCGGCGAAACCGTTCGTGTCCATCCAGTCGCCGAGCGTCACGGCATCGCACGGCTGACCACGACCGGAAAGTTCCAGCATGGCCCGGTAGATCATTTGGTGATCGCGGCGGTAGAAGTCCGCCTGCGTCAGCCGCTCGGCTACCGTCTCGATCTTCTCGGGCGAAAGCATCAGGCCGCCAAGCACGGCCTGTTCGGCTTCGACAGAATTTGGAGGCACCAGAAGGAAACGGTCGGTCATACGCCGAGTTCCTTTCGCGTCTTTTGAGGCCCTGAAAAGGCAGGTTGCTGTCCGTTCTGAGCGGCGGGAGCGAACAGTCCCGTCCATCCACGCTCAATGGAGCGTTCGATGATCGTCTTCGGGCTATGCCCCTGGCCGTGAAGTTCCGTCAGGGTTTTCAGGGAAAGCTCTTTCGCCTTTGCCGTCCAACCTTTCCGAGAGTTTCGGTAAGTGTGCCAGTCCGCCCAAAGTTCAGCGGGTAGCCAGTCGGGCAACGAAATGGGGAGGGACTTTTCCGACCCTTCTTTTTCTTCTCTACTCTTCTCTTCTCTATGCGTTACCGTAACGTCTCGCGTTACGTTACTTTCTGTAACGTTTTCGACCTTCTTTTTATCCCTGTATCGACGCTGACGTTCCGCGTTTGCCGAAGCACTCCCGGTGGCCGGATCAACATTGTATTCATTGAAAAATCCTGGGAATACGATACCGTCCGTAGTCTGCTTAACCCACCCAGACGACGCCATTGCCTCGCCAAATCCTGGCAGGTCGGCGATGTCGTCAAGCACGTAAATGTCCACGCCACGGCAGATCAAATCAGCGTTTTCGCGATCACCTCGCGTACGCATAACGCCCCATACAGAAACGAGTGCGCCTACCGTTACGTTACGCATAACGTTACGCGTTACGGTCATGTCACGATGACAGTTATGCGAAACGAACGAGGCTAGTTCGCCATCCGGAGATATTAGGGCGTCAGCGATCACCGATACCTTGGGGTCTCGGTATAGGTCGCTTCGGATCTTGATCCAGTCTGCTGCCATGCTTCATTCGCTCTTGGCGTTACGTTGACGTTCGGCGTGGTTCGATTACGGACGCTAGGAAAAATGCGTGCCGTGGATTAGCCCGTAGGCTTCGGCGGTCCTCGCAATTGCCTATTGAGGGCCTGTAGGGGGATCACGTTGTTGCGTATCTCCGGAAGCTTGTAGCGAGACGCTATGGCCGTCTCAGCGGCATGAGCAGCGAATTCCTCGATAGACATCCCTGCCCTACTTGCAGCCTCGGTAAGCACCGAAAGCTGTTGGTCCGTTAGGTCGCACGTAATTACGGGCATGTGGCCCTCCCCAGGGACTCCCTAGACACTTCAAGCCGCACGCGCTTCGTCGTTACTCTTTGCCAGCAGTTCCACACCAGCCATCAACAGTTCGCGAGCGAACGCGGCAGGCTGGCGTTTGTTGATTCGTGCAAGGGCCTCGATGACCGCGTATTCCTCATCGTTGAGGCGGACCTTGATCGGGTTATCCCTTACATGCGTCGGATCGGCGTACATCGTTCGTTCCTTTGGAGGTCTCGTATGGGTAGGACTAAGGGGTTACCTGGACTTGTTGGCCCGAAGGTTGCCGTTCTCGTCGAACGCTTCGGGACGAAGCTCGTAGCGGATGCGCAGAAAGTGATTGGCCGGAATCCGGTCATGGGGCCACTGGTAGATCGCCTGGCGGTTCTTGAGGCCAAGTGCAGCCCGGAGCTTTTCGACAGTTCCGAACAATTCGATGGCTTGGGCTTTCGTTATCATGGCTGACATTCTCACTCCGCTTACCACTAATGTCAATGGGCTGACACTAAATAAAAGTAAGCTGCATTACATGACACTTACAGAGCGGGCGCGCTACGCCAGAAAGCGGGTAGGAATGACTCAGGTCGAGGCCGCGAAGGCGATCGGCTGTAGCCGGGGCACGGTCGCCATGTGGGAAAGCGGTGGAAGCGCCAGCATTGAGCAATACCTTTTGCCGGCCGCTAAGGTGTACAAGGTCAATCCAGATTGGCTCGATTCTGGCAAGGGAAGCGATGACTACCCATGGACAGGTCGAGTAGTCCCGGTGCGTGCCTTCGAGGTGGAGGCCGTTGAGTCAGACGAAGATTTCGACCCTAGCCGAGAGGTTTGGGTCGAGGGGGTGGAGGTGGAAGTAAGCGGGGGGAGCGGGCGCATCGTGCCCGAGTTCGTGCCGACTGAATATCGGCAGCGGTACACCCTTAAGTGGTTTCAAGAAACAGGGGCAATTCCGGCAAATGTAAAGGTGATGCGCGTCAGAGGGTCCAGCATGGAGCGGACGCTGTTCGACGGGGATAAGGTTGCCGTAGACACCGGGAATGTACGGCTTCAGAGCAACCATGTGTATGTCGTTGTGATGGGTGACGAGGTACGTGTAAAGCGGCTGTTCCGGACGGCAGATGGGAGGGTCCGCATCGTGTCCGACAATGCCGACAAGGCGCTCTATCCTGATGAATTCGTGGAAGACGATGCGTCCTCGTTCATGATTATCGGCCGCGTCATCGACCGGAGTGGTCGTGGCGGCCTCTAGCCTGGGGAATGCTATGCGGAACGTCGTAATTTTGGCGGCTGGAGTCGCTTTATTGGCAGGCTGTTCGACCGGCTACAAGACAAAGGGATGGACTGGCGGCTTCAGCGAGACGCAATTGACTGCCGATTCCTTTATGGTGAATTTCGCAGCCAACGCCTACACATCGCCGGAACAGGCGTCAGACTTCGCCATCCTACGAGCTGCGGACAAGTCCGAGGCCCTAGGATGCGACCACTTCACCATCCTCAACGGATCGGAGTCGGCGGTCACCGGGGCGGTCACGGTTAACACGGCCGCCTACGGGCAGAACACCGCTATTTCTACTGGTGGGGTGTTCCCCATGGTCAAGCCGAACAGCAAGCTCATGGTGAAGTGCTACCGGGGCCAGCCGGAGGGCATCCAGGCGTTCGACGTGGCATTCATCCAGTCGAGCATCCGGGGCAAGTACAAGCTGAAACAGTATGCGGTGGCAAAATGAAGACGATCGCATTCGTCGCTTGCATCGCCACGGCTGGATGCAGCACTACACACCAAATCCGAGGCGCTGCGGGCGAACCTATCGTAATGATCCATTGCGGTTCATCGACTTCGTTCACCGTTTGCTACGACAGGGCTGCAAAGGAATGTCCTGGTGGCTATCGGACGGTCTCCGAGGAACCTGGCTTCAACAGAAAAACCTTAAAGGTCATCTGCCAATAGCTATCGAGCCCGCCCAGAGCGGGCTTTTTTACGCCCACCAATGTCAATAGTCACCATGAATTGTCAGTAGATGTCAGCATAGAAACAATTTATGGTCATTGTGCTTGCATTCCACTGTCAGTGGGCTTACATTAGTCCTCAAGCCGCCCATCCCGCCATCCCGGCGAAGCGGCTAGGAGACTCAGATGAACTTCCTCTACTCGATCATCGACGGCAGCGCAAAGGCTCAGGAAGAAGGCACCGAGTTCGTGTGCCGCCTTGAGGCCCGCAACCAGGCAGAGGCAAATCGCCTCGCACGTCGCTACGGCGATTGCTGCTACGCCGTGGAGCTTTGAGCCATGGAAATCAAAATCCGCAACCAGAACTTCGGGTACGCCGATGTCAGCGTTGTCGAGGGGTCTACCTCGATCGATATTGGCTGCCTGAGCGAGAAAGAGCGCGGCACCTTAGCCAGCCAGCTTCGCCGTGCTGCTTATGAGCTTGACGGCATCGACACGGTCACCAAGGAATCTGCCGAAAAGGCCATCCGCTATTTCGAAGACGAAGGCAACTCGGACGATATCGACGAGGCCGCCCTTCTTTTGGAGGAAACGGAATGAACATCGCCCACTCCTACCCCATCCTCGTTTCCAGCCGCGACGTGAAGTTCGCCGTAGCTGAGGAAGACGCGGTCGCTACGGCCCGCAAGGGTGTGAATGCCATCGCCAAGAACAACGCCGTGCATCGCCTTCTCGATACGGCACAGGTGATCCTCGATTCGATGTCCGTAGCAGACCAGCCGTCGCTCCATGCGCGTCTGCGTAGCGACATTGCGGCCCTCAAAAGCTTCTCTCCGGAGGCATCGGCATGAGCACCGAGACGCAGAATGTGGATGTGCTGGCGGTGATGGACCGTATCACTCGGGAAGTCCCGATGGGCTGTGGTCACATCGTAAATATGCGGGATGCTCGCGACGCCGTAGCCGAACTGATCGATGCATCAGACAGGTTGCAACGTAAGGCGATTCGAAAGTCGAAGCTCACATCGTCCGTGTTCACCTCGGATGTCGATAAGACCCGCGCCGCCCTCGCCCGCGTCGGCGGTGCCGCATGAGCAAGAACAATGGTGGTCCGGCGTTTCCAGAGGTATCAACCAACGTCAGCTATAGCCAAGACTCCGACTATCGCTACGCAGACGTACAGAGCTTTGGTGGGATGACCCTTCGCCAGTACTACGCCGGAAAGGCTCTTCAGGGCCTTCTAGCTGATGGCTCCAGCGGACTCAAGGGCCAGATCGATGCCACAGCGGATTTCGCATGGTCATTGGCGGCGGCGATGATCGATAGGGAGCCTTCCCCATGACAACCCTCCGCACCATCGCCGCCTTCCTTTTCATCGGTGCCTTGGGGCACGTATTGGGGCTGATATGAATCACGAAGAAACACGCTTTGCTGCAAAGGTGATGTCTGCTTGGGCTGACGGGAAAACCGTGCAGGCCCGCGACAAGCACTCGAATAACTCGTGGTTTGATTGCCCATCAACGGAAAATGATTCGATGTCGTGGAGTTGGCGGGATATGGAATACCGCTTCAAGCCTGAGCCGCGCGTCGCATACCTAACGGTTTACGAGCGCGAGGGTAATCCGTATGGGGGCGCCTATCGGAGCGAAGTCGAGGGAGAGTGCAATTGTGGTGCCGGCGGAGAAGTCCGCAAGTTCGTCGAGGTTCTCCCATGAGCGCCCAGCACATCACCAAAGACACCCGCTTTGAGTGCGCGCAGATAGCTATCGGTCGTCGTATGGCCGACTCCTTGTGGATGAATGAGGCATGGGGCACACAAGTTGATTGCGATGCCGTGAGTAGGCAGATGTGCGAGGCCATGGCTGACGGCGATGACGCCCAAGCCATCGCCATCCTTCGAAACGCATTGAGTGCCGTCGCCGAGCGCGAGGCATCAGCGATATACGGGGTGTTTCTATGAACAGGAATCCACAGATGTTCCGCTGCAAGCTCGCCAAGATGGTGAACGGCGCCATGGTCACGGTGACGTACATCGGCCCCTACGACCGCATCCCGTCTGGCTGGTCGATGTTCATGCGCCGCATCGTTGGTCCGAGCTGTGGAATGGCCGCATGAACGACTACGACGACTACATGGCGCACATCCGCGCTAGTGCCAGGGCGCGCAAGCCGCTGACCCGCGCCGAATGGCAGTGCATCGGCGCCTATTTCGGCCTTGTCGCCATCGCTGTGCTGATCGCGCTCTGGACTGGGCACTAATTCCATAACTGTTTGTAATCCGAATTTTCTAAGGGGTATCGCATGGCTAAGAAAAAGGAAACTCCGTCACAGACCATCGTCTCCTACAAGGGATTCGATGAGAACTTTCAGTGCCGTGGATATCAGTACGAGATCGGCAAGGAGTACCTGCACGAAGGTAGCGTTGAGGTTTGCGCCAATGGCTTTCATACCTGCGAGTATCCGCTTCATGTGCTTCGGTACTACAAGCCTTGCACATCGCGTTTCGCCATTGTCGAGCAAGGCGGCGAACTGTCTCGCCACGGCGATGACACCAAGGTAGCTAGTTCCAAGATCACCGTCAAAGCCGAAATCAATCTAGCCGGCCTCATCAAGGCGGCGATTGAGTACACGACCAGCAGGGCAAAGCCTGCTACTGGTAGCTCGTCCAAGGCTAAGAATGGGTCGGCCAGTAACTCTGGCAACTACGGTGCAGCGACGGCCTCTGGCTACTCCGGTGCAGCGACGGCCTCTGGCTACTCCGGTGCAGCGACGGCCTCTGGCAACTACGGTGCAGCGACGGCCTCTGGCAACTACGGTGCAGCGACGGCCTCTGGCAACTACGGTGCAGCGACGGCCTCTGGCTACTACGGTGCAGCGACGGCCTCTGGCTACTCCGGTGCAGCGACGGCCTCTGGCTACTCCGGTGCAGCGACGGCCTCTGGCTACTACGGTGCAGCGACGGCCTCTGGCTACTACGGTGCAGCGACGGCCTCTGGCGACTACGGTGCAGCGACGGCCTCTGGCTACTCCGGTGCAGCGACGGCCTCTGGCTACTCCGGTGCAGCCACGGCCTCTGGCGACTACGGTGCAGCG